ATTGTCTGGGCGTTTTAGAAATTCGCCTTCGAGAGCTTTAATATTACTTGTGATAATTGGGAAGTGCTGCAAGTCTTCCGGCAACGTCGCTTTAGGTTTTACTCCGTACGGTTTTGTTACATATTCAAAATCTTCTTGGTTAATAATACCATTGACTAAATCGTAGTTAGTCTTGTCTTTAGTATAGTAATACCCCCAATTCGACATGGCGGTAATACGCTCCAAATTATTTTTATGCCAATCCTTCGTCTTCTCGCTCTGTAGAAGGTGTTGGTGATTAGGTCCGTAGTAATTTTCAGAAGAATGCATACAAAAACTTTTACAAAGTTAGTAATTTTCTAATCTTTTTAGTAAGGTGCTAGCAATGTTATTTGAGACGGTTTTAGTTATCGCACGTTCAGAATTTTCCTCCACTAAAAATAAAAGCTGCATTAATGCCATAACACGGTCACAGTTAGAAAATCGCGTATACGACAAAAGCTCTTGCAATAAACCTATAGATGGTATGTAATCTAAATTGTAAACAGTTTTACCTACTTCATCTGTACCGCGTGATTCTAATAACCAAGTAAGAATACGTTTTTCACCGTACTCTTTCATTTTATCGTTCATCGGTGCCCCGAATACGCGGTTAACTTTAGATTTAGTTACTGCTTTTGCAATTACAGAGTCAGGCTGACGCGCTAATAAGTATTCGTAACCTTTACGTCTAAAATAATTAAACATGTCCTGACCAGCCTCGTTCTCAATCATTACTTCTGCTTTATTATAAAACAGCGAAAGTTGTAAAGCTATCTCTGCAATTTTATCGTTATCGTCGTACCTACCTGTATACTCTGCTACAATTACATCATATGACTGTTCGAAGTTGTTAAATTGTTTATAGACTAAAATTGACGCAAGAGACTTACCACCAGATTTTGAAAATCGTACAGGGTCAACACCAATTTTGTATAATTCGGATGAGTACTTATCGAGCGGAGGAGCTTCATATATTAAAATTGCAGATTCTGTATTATCAGAGTGTTTATGAGGATAAAACCAAGTTGGGTATAACTTTAAATCAGGTATAAATTTAACAGGCTTCTCAGCTTCTTTAGTCCACTCAAATTTACCGGGAGTAGCAATTCTTTTATAACGGTCATTAGTCATTAAATAACTAATCCTGTCGTAAATCATTGCTGTTGGGAATACGTTACCTTCAGGTTTTAAGAATGCTTCAGAAGGTGTTTTACATTTCTGTGTAAGAAGTACCTCGTAATCTGCTTTACTAGTACCACGAGCTTTTTCGCGTTCTTCATCTAACGCTATTTCGGCTACCCAATGTAAAATATTACCTTGTTTATCTACAGCTTCGTAAACTTTATTATTCTTGTCTACATACTTAGCGCCGGGCCTAAACCACATCTCAGAAATAAATAACCCACACTGTTTACTCTGCTCGTTTTTTTCGTAGATGTTTTCAAACCCCTTTATACCGAAGGATTCTGGGTTATAAAACATAGTTGCAAAGTCTTGTGTAGCACTATCCATATCACCACCAGTACCGTAGATAAGCGCAAGACCCGTATATATCTCACCTGACCGTATTGTAGGTTCAGCAAATCGGTATGCTTTTTTAAGGTCTTTAATTTGACCCGCTTCTTCAAATATCAATCTTGTAAGCGAGCGACCTGCCGATTTATCAGGACTGTCTTTTAAAGACAAATGTTCAATAATGTTCTTTTTACCTTTAGTTACATCTTGACCATTAATACGTTCAATCCATCCAGATTGAATCATATCTTGTCTGTTAACCAAAGTAGGTTGTCTAAATTCTGTGTACTCGTTAAGGTGGTTAATCGTATTCAACGTCATTTTATAAGTATACTCTGATTTATCACCTTCCTGAGAAAGAATAAGTGTTCGAGTATTCTTAAAAAACGTGTAAATCCATGCAGCACCAGCAGCATTTTTAAACGACCAACCTTTACGACGAGCTTTACCAAGTATTAAAGACTGCTTATAAGATATGGGCAATCCAAACTTTAACGGGTTTTCTGTCCGCTCGAGTTCTAAATACCAGTAATAGTCCATACTCAAGAAATTTGGAAATGATAATTCCTTTTGTATGTAGCCATTAGCTAGTTGTATCTCTTTTTCTATAAGAGAATAGTTCAAGTAAAAATAGTGTTCACTTGTAATGTAAACACCACCAACAGTGTAGCCATTTACACATCTATCCCACTCTTGTTTCCAAAACTCTTTGTACTGATTAGTACCGGGAATTGCTAGTGTATACGCAGCTCTACCGTTAGCTTTATTCTTCTCAAACTCATTAGCGGCAGGTGAGAATACCGTACTGTCTACAAAGTGTAGATAATCAAAACCTAGGTTACGTACTGGATTCTGTTTGCATAAATCTGATACCCGAAGTTGAACTTCTTCGGGTATCTCGATTTCGTTTACTACGTATGCAATTTTAGAATCGTACATTATTCTCTGTCGAACATTCCGGGCGTTACACCTTTACGAATTTTTGGCGCTTTTTCTTGTTCTTGTTCTACAGCATGCTCAAGTTTGAGTAATGATTCACGTATGTTACCAACTTTTTCTAAGTTAATAGCTACGTCTTTTGCTGTATAAACAAGCTTACCATTTAAATCTTTAAGGGTAAAATCAATATTTTCAAAGTATTCAGACAGTTTATCACAAGCAGTTATACTGCTTTTTAATAGCCGTAATGCCGGAGTTTCTCTGAGTTCCCGGTACTTTTTAATTGCGTTTAGTACTTCTTCATCTTCTACAAATTCGCCTTTAAACAAGTCATCAATAATGACTTCTTTTTTATTGTACTTTGCTAAGTTAGAGTATATAGATTTAGGGTCAGCGACATGGTAAATGTACGCAAACTCTTTTTGAGCAGCTGCTTTATCTTTACTTTTGTCTCTGTCCCAAAGAATCCTAAATTCTAAAATAGAATAGAGCGCTTCAGGGGTAACAATAGGTACGTTATTTACAACATCAAAAATCATTAAATAGATTTTAGTTGAAAATGCATACCATCTTTCCTAGTCCAAATACCGCCCCAGTCAAAACCAGCATCTGTAAAACATTTTACAAACTGCGGTGACAGTTTAGGTACTTGATTAAGACTGTTTTCAAAGGCGTTTACATCAATAGCAATACCCCAAGAATGGAGCGATAAAGAAGATAAACCACGTTTGTTACGAATGTTAAAACAACCATCCCATGTTTTAAGTTCTTTTACAGCTCCAGTATCAATAAGGTTTTTAAACGCTTTAGATAATGGGTCTATCATATCTTTGTTACAAAAGATACGTTTAGGAATCATACCAATTTCAAGATTAGAGGGCACATCCCACATAATCATGTGTCTGTGTTGGAACTCTACTTTGGTAGGGTCTCCATATTTTTTTAAAGCTTGTTGTGATGTTACCATGATTCGTCTTTAAATTTTTTGTAGTAACCAATATTAGTTTGGTAAAACTGATTAAACGGAGCTACTTTCCAACCATTTATGTCTTTTATATTAGATGCTTCATCAAATAAATCTGCATCTAATATGTGATTTACTACTCGTATGTTTGGATTTTTATGTGACCAGTTTGAACACGCGGCAAAAACAACGTATTGCCTGTCTTCAGTAGCTCGTTCTTGATATAGAACTTTAGCTTTTTGTAGGTTAGAGTTCAACCCAATCATTTGCCAATAAGTCGGATTGACTAGCGAGCCAAGGTACATAAGTGTCGTTAACAGTTTTCATAACTATAAAGGGTTGTAATGGTTTTACTTCACCCTCAATAGCAAGAGTTTCCAGACCATTTGATACAGGTGAAAAATATACCAAGTACATGTTTTTACCATTCCAACCCATACGAGCAACTTTAGACCCACACATGAGCAGGTCTAAAGCGCTAGAAAATTCCATTTTTATTACTTCACTCTGCATCTTCGATATAAATTACAGAGTGGCCGTCAATTAAAAAGTAAGGCGATTGAATTTCACCTGTTACTAACGATGTAAGTTCAGAAATATCTGTTGGGTCAGACATAAGCGGAATTGCGCCTCGATGGTCAAATACTACAATCTCTCCCGGGTTTATATCTTTAACGTCTTCTCCTACAGCAACAACTTTACCACGGTTTTGAAACCTGATGGTTTCTAATACCGAGCCGACTTCTTTACGTTCGTTAGAGATTGCTGTGGGTAAGAATAATCCACTGTCGAGTTGTTTCGGAAATTCGAAACGCTCAATGATTACTTTACTACCTGTTACGCGTTTGATTTTTGATTTCATAGTACTTTTATTGTGAATTTTGCTTTGTATGTGTTTTCATTAGTAGTCAGTGCTACACTTTTAACATTATTACCTTTTCGACCCGTGCTGTCAAATGTAACGGTTACATTGAATACCTGACCGTCTTCTACATATCTTGGTCCGTCAGGTATTGAACAACCGCATGACGATTGTAAAGATAGTGGTCCTGTGTAACCTTTTGATTTACAGGTAAATACCAGTTTACAGGGGTCACCTTCTGTAATAGTTACTACTTTGTCGTTGTTTAATATTTCTATCATATCCGTTCAAATGTTTCGTTGAATATGTGTTCTTTTACTATAACAAGATGTTCTTTTTCAAGTACTAGCCAATCACGATTCATAACTTTAACCGCCCCATACTTAGTAGGAACCATTATGTAAATGTCTTCGTGCCAGTCCCTGTATATCGGAAACTTGATGTTAAACGCATCAAAAAAGTTATTAGGCGCGTCTTTGTTACCTAAAAACTGTACGGCCTCTACTTCAGTAGGTTTACGCCTGAATTTTATTAACTTGTTTGTACTCATCCCATTCTTCTTTAGTCATCATATTTGGATAGCAGGGTTCGTCAGGTTTTTTACAACCTAAGTCTGCATAGTATAATTCAAGGTCTTCTGTAGAACAGCCGCAATATAAACATTTACCATTCGCTGTACAAGCTTCAGCTTTAGAAGCTCGCCAAACTACCTGTTCTTTAATATGCTCAGGTAAGCTTTCTTGAATCGCAATTCTATAATGCGCTTGTAGATAGGCTTTAACATTTTTTAGTGTAATATCCTTCAACTTCATTTTTTAGGCATCTTTAGTAAGTAGTTTCTTTTTGGGTTTCGCCTATTATCGTTATGATAAAGTTTCAGCTTTTCATGTCGGTATTGCCAAAGTAATCTAAACCTAGCAACACGTTCGGAATCATATTCTTCACCTTTAGTTTTAGATTGTCTGAATATTTCAATAAACTTCAAAATTTTGTGGTTAATTGTTCTTTCTTGTACTTGTATCGTACCGAATCCACGCATCTGTACTTTTACAAGTTTGCCTTCAGATACTGATTTGATAAGTTGATTGTACAGGAATTTTTTAAACTCCTTTTCAAGATTTATTACATCCTCTTCAGTTACATTATTTAGTTCAGCTATTTTCTTGTAGTCTATATTCATATTTGACTGTAAGAATTTCTAAAGTCGGGCCTAAATCAAACGATGGGTTTATAATATTTATACCGTGTTTGTTTTTAACTATAAAGCCTTTGGCTTTTAAACTGTTCAAATAATTCTCAAGGTTTGCATAGTGTTTAAAGCCAAATGTATCACGCACTATCTTTTTAATAGGCGCTGTAAATCGAATAGCTTTAGTGTCTTCATCGTTAAATAACCAAAAAGCCGTAAGAATATCTATCTCCGTCTTAGTTAATTGTTTGTCTTCTGGAAGTAGCGTACATGTATGCCTAAGAAATGCCTTAAACATTTCTTCGGAATCAGAATATATTGGGTTAGCTACTAAGTCTAGGCGTCTCTTCTTGTCTACCATGACGCAAAAGTAATATTTAAAATCTATCTTTAAAAGAATTGTAATTATAAGTCAATTCATTTGTAGTTAAGACGCTGTCGTACAACCAAAATGCTGCAATTCTACCGTTGAAATAAATTCTTGAGTTACCTGAAACACCAGCAGCTCCACCTATTAACCCTCCTAATACCACATCATTAGCTTGCGCGTAATATTCAGGGTTCGCTAGGGCAGGTACATGACCAGAATTAACTCCAGTAGTTGTTACATAATTAGTGTACAACACATTATCCTTGTAAATATCGTATCTACCCTGAACAGCATTCCAGCAGAATGTGAGGTTAACCCAAGTGTTTGCTGCAAGATTACCACCATCGGCAATACCTGTACGTTTATTAGTAACAGGACCACCACCAAATTCCAATCCGGTGTTAATTATACTGATGTATTCATTAGTAAGAGTACCTGTAGAGCTGCCTAAAGCTATGTACCACGCACCTTCAGTGTTTACTGAATAATATAATTGTACGATAGCCTGATTCGCTGCGGCAGCGTTTACTATTGCACTTGGTTTAATCCATATAGAAAACGTATATGCATTATAAGCAGGCGCTCTGTTACCTACAGATACAAATCTTTGAAATACGTAATTACCAGTGATTAATTGTGAGCCTTCTCCATCATCGCTATAAGAAAGACTACCTGCCCAATCGGTAGTTACACCGCTTGTCCTACTTTTCGCTTTAGGTGCAAACGTGTTGTAACTAGGTATGCCAAGAGAGTTATAATGCGGTAAAGTATTATTTACTACATCATCATCAAACATACAATCAATATGTATGAGAGCTGGTGTAGTTCCTCCGGCAAGTACTAAATCTCTTAGGTACTTTTTGTAATTAGGTTTTACTCCTTGGTAATTAAATTTCATTAGTAATAGGCGATTACTGAACCAGATGCAATCTGAAACGAGGTAAACTTATTATCTCCACAAGAGATAAAAGTTCCCGGTTTTAAAGACGCATTCGTAAGATTCATTTCTACTAAAGAATTAGTAGACCCAGCCACTAACCTAGAAAAAACGCATGTTCCATTAACAACAAAAGATTTTACCTCTTTTGTTACTTCTCCGTGAGTACTATCGTAATAACAGCATCCTTTAGACCCTGCGATTATACCCATTCGGTAAGCTATAGTTCTTAATGACTCTAACATAATGTTACAAAATTAGTCAATTTTATTCGGTCTTGGTAATTTTAAAGAAAGCGTCTCAATAGCCATCTTTATACGCATCACTTCTGTCACTTGTTCATTCAATGTATTATAATACATCTGCACAAAACTGTTTTCGTGTTTGTTCTCTTTAAGAAGGTTAAGTTCTTCGTCAGGCAATGTTTGTAGCGCCGACAGGAATGCTGACTGTTTGTTAAGCTGCGTATTCTTGATTTCGTAGAGCTTATTCAACTCTTTAATCTTTAGACGTCTGTGAAATCTGTTCATAACTTTATGTTAGTTTACTTGAAATTGTGGTTTAAAAAGGTTATCTTTGCTGTCGCTTTTGCGACTCAGCGTAGCGGTCGGACAAAGCAAAACGACCGATACGGCACATACATTGCATACAGTATGCATACTTATAGACTGTAATATATTGTAAATGTTATAGTTAGTCTTCACTGAAAAAATTCTTAAAGAACGTTTCGTCATTAGGTAAGAATGTTATTTCTACCCCTTGTACCACAACATCATAAACGTTGTTTTTAGAAAATTGCGGTAACGTCATACCGTTTTGAGCTATAAGTCCAATTTGCTCCTTATTAATAACTACCTTTTTAAGAATGACATTATAACTCTGTTGGTCATCATCATTAGGTTTAATACCTAATGCCTCAAAATCTACGGTTGGTTCTTCTCTAGTTATTTCGTGGCCTGTGATAAACATGGTGCAAGTATACTAAATAATACAAGATGCTATATATTGCTGTAAAAATTTTTGTAAAAAAATTTGAAAGTAAAATAAAAATCGAGCGTGAGAGGGTCCCCCAATCTGACCCCCGTCACAGGTTTCAAATTTGAAACATACACCCATGAAAACAGTAACTTCAGCCCAATTTCTCACCACTCTAGGTGAGAACATTACCTCACTGCGTAATAGCGCGTACAGCGAAACTCTGGCGTTCTCGAAAGTCGACGCCACCATAATGGCGAAGTGCACCTTCGCCAAGGAAGACGACCGCTATCGCGTAACGATGAACACGGACTTCGGTCCCGTGTACTCTTACGCAAAGACTAACAAACCCACTTTCGTGGGTCTCGTACGGTGTCCCGAGGACACCGCGTACGACTTCGTTGACCCGAAGTCTGGTGAACGCAAGTCTGGCGTCACCAGGGCGGGTCAGTGCAAAGTGGTGTTCTATTGAACACCACTTTTTTTTCTTTTTCTTTTTCATTATGAAAGACTGTATAATATACTTTGTACGGTTGTTACCCCTTGTAATAACTGTATCCGCAATTTTCTACTGCGGTCTTTTAACCGTCGTAGAGAAAGATAATAGCAAATAGACTACGCTGTTTGCTTAAAAAACTCAATAACGTCCCAAGATGTTGAGGGCACCAGTTTCTTTGACTAACATCAAAGTTTTAGGTGTAAAACACATTTATCAGCCATGACAATATACCAAATACACTCAACAAATTTAGACGTCAATGATGGCGTCTTTTCAGAAGGTTTATATCAAAAACAAGATGATGCCATTAATAAAATGGTTCAACTTGTTAACAGCAGGTCAGGGTCTAACATTCAGTTAGACTTAGAAGGTTCACTCGAAACCTTCGAAGATAAGTCGTTAAATTTTGTTATAAGTAAAGGTAAAACAGCCATTTATTACCGTTCTCAATACGGTAATTATCGAATGGTAGTTTACATTCAAGAAAAAACTGTAAACTAACCTAAAATATTAACAACAAGGGTGAGCTTAGACATCGTCAGTATCGTCGATTCAGCTGAGATTAACGTCGAAGCCCCTTGTTGTTTTAAAAATCGTAGAGTATCGTAACCTACTCCACCACATTATAAAGATGACGTCCGTTTCACAAAAATCGGATGTCATCATAGGTGTAAATATATAACTATACATTAGGCATGAGCTACATGTTACCTTTATAGGTAAGCTAGTTATAAGAGCAAAACGGTACTAAATCCATAATAGCAATACTGACGAGTATTAGCGAAAACTGGTCGTTACATGATAATAATCCCTACAACACGGCAGATTAAGACCCTGCAATGATGCATCTTAAGCGGGATAAAACTTGTAATTGAAAGGGGTATAGTGGAGAGATGCTACCTCTTTTTAAATTATTGTACAATAGCTCAGTTGGATAGAGCGGCAGCCTTCTAAGCTGTAGGTCGGTGGTTCGAATCCATCTTGTACAACCCGTGTTAGGTAATGCCTGACTAGTCGTGGCCAAAGATGAAGCGAAACAGCTAATTACTGTAAATGGTACAGTTGAAGGTAGATTAACCTTCCAAGTGACAGATGCGACGTTAACATCCCTCAGGAAGGAGAGTCAACCTTGTCTATTCCTAACTTTTAAAACATCTTAAAAGGACAGCCATAACACCTGCAAGTTGGATAAATTAGGGTGTTTGTATTAATGCGCCATTCTCTATTCCCAAGGTAGAGCAGTTGTAATAATGTATCTTGTAGACCTTCTACTAAAGAGGTAAGACCTCGTTGAGAGCTGATATATTATTACAACTGAGTGCAGAGGGGTACATAACAGGACTTTAGCGATTGGACTTCATACAATCGTAGCTTTTTGGTGAGGCAAAACCATCGCCTTCGGGCGCTTAAATTGAAAATATTAAACCATGAAAAAAATAATTACCATCGTTGCAGCTATTATGCTGCTGTCTTCATGTACTGTAAGACGTGGATTACCATGTCCGTGTATGCATTGTAAAACTACTAATTCTGCTGTTAATATAGCAGAGAAAGGAGTTAAACTGTGAAAAAACTCAAAAAGATTTTTGCAGTTCCGTTATTGTTTGCAGCCAAATTAACATTTTTAGTGTTGTTAGCTGCAACAGTAATCGCTTTATTTACATTCATGAGCGGAAATGGATTCATAACAGGTTTTAAATTTGTTATGAATAGTCCTGCCGTTTATGTATTCGGTTTCATAGGAAGCGTAATAGCTTCCGTGTACTACTACGAAACTCATTAACATTAACAATTTACCGTGAACACACAGAAAAAAATCACCGCAAAAGAAACAATTGCACAGCAATTGTTTGAAAACACCACGTCACAGTTTCCATCATCTCTGATTACAGAGATTTTGGAAAGGCTTGAAGATACTCGAGAATACTCGAGTATCTCAGGTAACTACGACCACAGTGTTCAAAATTTGTCTGATGCTTGTTTTATAAGTACAGACGAGTTTAGCACTAAACTAGATAAGTTACAAAAACATCACCAAAGTGATGAGTGTGACAAAGTCTCCAAATTAGTGGAGTTTGCTGAAAAGACCCTTACACACAAAGAAGCATGCTTTCTGGCAGTGAGCACCATGCATAGAATGAGTACAATGGAATCAGCATCCGGGCTCATTAAACTTCTGAAAGGGCTTGGAGAATGACTTACATCCTCTCTCCAGAGAAAGAAGCTGATATTATGGTACTGTTGTCTGAAAAAGGCAACAGTACTGTAAAATCTATGCTGATTTTCGGTGAACCCGGCGCTGGTAAAACTTCATTTGCAAAATACCTTGCAGATAGTATTGATGCGCATTTCATATTCGCACCATGCTATGATGGTATTAGCTCTGACCAGCTGTTATATAATTGGGACTTGGGTTTGCTTGTAGACGCAATGACCGATGAGCAAATTAAAGGTCGTGAAGCTCTTAAAGACGGGTTTCTCATTCAGGCTCTTAAAATGAGTCAGACAAGAAAAACCGTCTTACTGCTTGATGAAATTGACAAAGCAAAACCCTCTGTCGATACATTCTTGCTGACTTATATGCAAGAGTGTATGTTTAATGACCCTATTCAAGGTGTCATTAAAGGCAACCCAGAAAATCTGATTGTTATAGCAACTTCCAATAAACGTCGTGATTTGGAAGACGCGCTTGACAGACGATTTACTCTGATTAGAGAGTTTTTCTTTCCCGCTAAAAGCGAGTTAATGATGCAAATTAACACGCATGGATACAATGAAGATAAAGTTAACTTTATTATTCGTGGTGTTCTTGCGTACAGAGATGAACAGGTTGAGCGTAAACCGTCTCAATCACAAATCTCTGATTTGTTTCGTGAGTTATCTATCTTACACGAAAGTAAGTTAGGCAAATCAAGTGCTCGTAACTTGAAAGTGAGAGCTTTGAAATATAAGCTGTCACAAATAGAGTCTGACCATATTATTGTACAAAAAGTCTTTCGTAATGTAGCCAAAAACTGGCAAAATCTCTTATGAGAGACTATTATGCAATACAACGACACGTCCTAAGTAAAGGTAGTGTAGAATATACTTTTAAAAATGGTGTTACAAAAACCATTGATAAGAGTAACTACACTACCCTTACTAAGGGTGAACAACAGGCTGTTGCTAAATTTTTGGGTAAACAGAATCCTAAACCCCCAAACAGCAAAAAAAGCAAATCGGGTAAAGATAGTCAAACTTCTAATCCGACCGACTTAGAAATTGTTAAAGAAAAGAATGACAAAATGGTCATGAAATTCATTAAGAATTTTCAGCCTGTTACTGTAGAGTATGAAGAAAAGTTGCACATACCAAAAGTATTTGCAGCCTTACTGTCACAACCACACACTGCATTTGACCAAGTACGCAAATACGGATACGAAAACAAGGGTAAAATTTTGTTAATCGTAGACAAATATTGGACATATTGGTCAGGTGAAGACGCTAACAATGAAATGCACGCTGCATTAGTAAATTTTACTAGCACAGATAAAAATGTGCATCATGTAGTAGTCAGTGGAGAAGATTTAGAAAGCGGCCCTATGTATAAAAACCCAAAATTTTTAGGTAAATACGATAAACTGCTTTTTATATCACAAGGTTGTGGTAGTTCTTACGCAATACCGAAAAACATCGCAAAAAAGATGACCTTTATTACAATCTTTGAAAAAGGTTGTAATTGTGGTTGTAGTCGAATTCGTCAACACGAACTTGACGGCTGCGATGTTCGGTATTCTATAAAAGATTGGGGTGACTTGCTTGCTTTAAAGTAAGTCACCCTATTATTTTCAAAGATGTAATTAATGTTTTATCAGTTCGTTTACTCGAGTTATTGGGAACTTTAATTGCTAATGTTATACAAGTAAATAAACACGATTACGTGTAATAAAAGAGACTTAATGTTAGTTGGCCTCTCTAGAGTAGAGCGTACAGTATATGTATTGTACAAACTGACAGTAAAGTTGAATTTATTTGAAAGTATAATTAGCGTTTAAGCTACGCTGACGCAAGCAATTTCAAAAAGAGGCAGATTAGTTATGAACTAGCATCTGTCTTGTGGATAATAATAAGGTAACTACGAATGCTGCTCTAAAAGTTAATTATAAGGATACACTAGCGTGTAATAACACTGCACGGGGGGCTACGTTTTTAAATGTAGTTAAGCCTGTATTCTCTTGTCTTTGAATCTTATTAGAGTTGAGTAAGACTATATATTTATGAATAATACATGTATATTTATAAATAAATAGTCTTACTTTTTATAGTGTTGTGGTGAAAAGGTAGACACGCAGGACTTAAAATCCTGTGGTCCGAAAGGGCCGTGTGGGTTCGAGTCCCACCGACACTACTATTGCGACACAGTTGTCACACGCTACCGAACACATGGGTAGTAAATTTTAGAGTAGTTACCAACGAATTTCATGGTTGGTTATCGTTTTCTAATTGTAGCGTGTATTTGGTGCGAATCAAATGCAATTCTAAACCCTGATTGAAACTGCATAGTAATATGCAGAACAGATGTAGCTGTATGGTGTATGCTACTATCAACTGTTGGGAGTCACCAGCGAGACCCCTATGGGGTGCTAAACCAATAGGTTATTTAGCTTTATGCAAAACTACAACGAACAGATGGGTCAACTTACCGGAAAGGTAAGTACCATCGACGCACAAGAGCGTTTCAACGCGAATGGTAAGGGTTATTTTGTAAGCACTGTAGAGTGTGTTACAAAATCAGGTCAAACACAAGCAATCGTGGCGAACATGCCACGTAAAGTGTTTGACACAGGTATCAAAGTTGGTAGCGACGTAACTGTCGCTATCAGCAAAGATTCTAACGGTGGTCTTTGGGCCAACGTTATTGGTAGCGCAGGTACAATCCTCTCTACTGACATCCTGGGTCAGTTTGAACTGACAGCCCCTCGTACCGCAAAAACAGAACTTGATGTTCTGTTCGGTAACGGTAACGGTAAGTAATTACCAACCCTGAGTAATCTCATAACAGGTGGGTTAAGCCTGTTATTTTTCGGCCTTATGGTAGTACAAGTTTTTTTGGTGGTGTGCAAATCCCCTGAATTTTTTTTTCCTTGTACGTAGAGTTCGAATCTCTACAGGCCGACTAACCAATAAAAAAAAATATGCGACACTTAACAAGAGCATCTTACACAACAGATGAACTATCTGTCATACACAGTATGGCAATAGATTTAGCTGAAGAAGGTAATAGTCTTAAAGACATTGCCGAAATCATCAGTATGAAATTGCACAGAACTACAAGTGCAATACGCCAACAAATGTACCTGCTTGGTGTAGGTAAAAGTTTTAAAGGGTACAAACCAAAATCAAAACTTGTAAAATATGCGGAATACCAAACAAAGGAAGGCGAAACATTCGTCATATTCAAAAAAATCGGTAGCAATAACGCGCGAAATACCGATAATCCGTACAGTAGCCGTAGAAAAAAGTCGGTTTCCAGAGGAAGACGAGTATTTGTACAAGCGTGAGCTTTTTCAAGTACGTAATGAAAATGTCATATGACTACACGTATTAAAGAAGCATTTGCAGCATTAAAGTCAGAGAGAACTTTGGCTTTATGTCGTACTGACAATGGAAGGTTTACAATATTTGAGGATAAGTTATCAACTAATCCTGTTATTGTATTAGTTAATGAAAACAATGAAGCTTTAGAAGAGCCTATTGTATTTTATGAACTAAAAGACCTTACTCCTATCGCACGTAGAGAAACTAAAAGCAATATTGTTTTCTACGTCTACAGCACAGATTCATTAGTACCATACGGCGTTTCCACGTTTAAGGAAGTCGATTGGCCTATAATGGATATGACTGTTAGAGATTTTGCAGCTATTATGATGCAAAAACCTGTATCGTTAAAAAAAGAGCTTAACGATTTAATTAAAGCGAGTAAATGAGCGAAAAAATTGACGGAGCTGCTAATTACGTTACTGTACACAACGCAAAAGTAGGTGATAAAGTAGTTAAAGGCGGTAATTATTGGTCTCAAGGAAATCCTCTATTTTTAGAGGACCATGACTGGTATGGTATTGTAACAAAAGTTTTCGATTTTGGTGTTTATATTGCGTGTTACCGTAAATATACAGACGAATTGATTATAGACCGAGTAATTATGCACGCCCTCCGCCATCGCTGCGAATTATCATTTTTAAAAGAAGAATCAATTACATATGACAACAACCAAAAAAGCGGAAACCAACTTAAAGTACGCAAATCTCATCCAACTATCTCAGAAAGAGATAGACGCGCAGGAAGTTCAATTCAAGGTAGAAGAATCCGAACAACAACTGTTGTCGGACATCTTAGCAACCAAAAAGTCTTTGGCTAACGCTGAGAAAAATCTGCTTGAACGTAAAAGAGCGTATCCATTTAACAGTCAAAATGTTATTAATGCGCAAATTGAAGTTGAAAGTTTAAGAGACGGCTTAGAACGTCTTTATAAACTTCAAAAAGAACTCTTCTAAAACCCATAGAAGAAATAGGGATACGAGTTAGCCTATTAAAAAAATCTCGTGTATAGTCAGGTGGTGTAATGGTAACACTCGATGAAGTAGTCGCAGTAATGTAGACCCGATTTGAGATGCAGGTTCAAATCCTGTCCTGACTACAAAAGAAACAAGTAAAACGCAAACGCACAGTCCCTTGATGCATCAGGTGAGGCGCACACTGTATACTGGATGACCTCTGTTTCTTTTTTTATAGTCAGGTAGCTCAAATGGTAAGAGCAGTTGTTTGTTAGGATGTGTACAGTCCGACTAAAAAGAAAGCAAACAAAAGATGCATGGATCGTTCCTGTCCTGACTACAAATTAAATAACTATGAAAACTTTAAAAACTTACTCAGTAGTAGTATTTGATTCCAACAATGATGGAGTTTACGAAATACAAGTTTACAACAAAAGAGATGCTATTAAAAAAGTAGCTTCTAAGTACAATACTGGAACACAATCAGGAACAACTTACTACGTAAAAGAAATTTAAAATCTTAGGCTGGATGTTTACCTTTGTCAATTATTAGAGGCCCAAGGTTAACCCCTATGGTAAGCGGTAATATTCACATAAAAAGCTGTAGTAATAATAAAGCATGGAAGTGAACGTTCTCCGTATCTTTGTAACTTCCTGTAAAACGGTGTATTATTACTACAGATTGTGTTGTTTCTCCTTGAGAAAGAGAAATAAGAATCCTGAGTATGGGGGTGGCCGACAAATACTACAACACAAACATCAATCTCATTTATCTAATTGTTTTGTAAAGATGAAAGTCCGTAGCATAAGTGGCACATAACTATTGGAATGTCATTAAGTAGTATCCAATAATGCGTTACAAAACATTAGATAATATTCTATACCAATAATAGACGTTTCCAGACGGAGTATTCACACAAATATCTGGGTATTGGTAGAAGAGTATAAAGTCATTGTGAAAATCAAATATATGTGACCCTTCCTAGGAACAGGGTGAGCATTAAGATATTACCTAAGTAACAATGATGGTGGCAGCATAACGTAAAAACGATTGGAGTAATTACCAATGCAGCGGAAGTTATGCCTCACAATTAGTGATAATTGTGTAGTAGTTGTTAGCAGAAATGCTCCGAGGATACCTGCAATAAAAGCTGAGATAGCAGGTAAGCGGCTCAGATAACAACATTGTGCGAATCAGGGTGGTTCCTGATTGATACAAATTATTAGTAAAATCCTTTCTTATTATAAGTTTATTTTATTATATTTGCTATAAGAAAATTACATTTTATGGAATTACCAACAGAAATAACACCAGTTAAACAAGTAGACCCAATCACCCTAATTATTTACGGTGAACCTAAACAAGGTAAATCGGCTATTTGTGCAGAGTTAACCAAGCAGTCTAACGCTTTAGTACTCTCATTGGAACCTAATGGTTATGATTATTTATCAGCTAGAAAAATTGATATTGATGGGCCTAAAAAACTCAACGAATTTATAGTTACAATGAAGGAAAAAGGACCTATCTATGATATACTTATTATAGATACGGTTACTAAGTTAGATGAATGGTCCGAAATTGTAGGTACGTATAATTATATGCGTACTTCTCAAGGTAAAAGATTTAATTTAGGTAAAGACGGTAAACAGATAACACACGACAATCCCGATTGGGAAAGTGTACATTCACTTGCTAACGGCGC